ATATAAATTTCTCTGCACCAGCAGCAGCAAGACTTGTAATACCTTCTACTAATTTAGCTCCACCTCTTACAACACCTTTACCAATGTCTTTACCATAGACATCCATTGTACCACCTGGTTTAATTACATCGTATGCTTTTTCATACCAATATTTTTCAGTAGGCTCATAACCATTATTAGTTAGATTATAATCTCTATCATCATTCTTTTTTTTATAATAATCTAAAAATTGTTGATCTAACTCACTAGCCATTAATTACCACCTTGTTGATTGTATAAATCTTTTAATGCTTTTACATCAGCAATAACTTTATCTAAATTATCATCACTAATATTAAAAGGTCTTTTAACTTCTTCATCAAACCATTTATCTGGAACATCTACTTTAATAGATCCACCTTCTGGAATTTTTTGTATAGATCTTAAAGCAACAATTAATTTATCTATATTCTCAGCAGATCCAAAATAATTAGAAGAGAAGTCATTCATAGTTTTTATAGTCTCATCGTGAGCTCTCATATATTTTAAAAAATTATTATTCATTAATGAGAAACCACCATATGCTTTGTTATTAGAAGAAATTTTAGTTCTTAATGTATTAATCTTAACTGTTATGTCTGCATCTACTTGTCGATCAGCAACAATCTCTTTTGCTTTAGCCATTAATTCACCAGATGAAATACCTGGGTTATTAATCATATAATCATAAAGTTCATTTGATTTAATTCTGTATCGTTCAAATGCCATATTCTTTTCATCACTATCACCAATACTAATTCTAGTATCTTCATAACCAATAGCTTTTTTCATGTAAGCATCAGCTTTAGTAAATGTAGCTGTCTTTCTTTTGTCGATTGCTAATTTAAATTCACTTCTTTGTTTAGATGTAATTTTTCTTTTTGAATAAGCATCATCAACATCTATATCTGTTAATTGATCTCTAATTAATAATGTCTCTAATCTGTCATACTCATCTGCATCTGTGAATGCACCATCGTCAATAGAAGTATCAAAGTCTTTAATTAGTTTTTCATATTCATCTTTATCAACATTTTTCATTGCATCTAAGTGTTGTTTAGCAGCAACATAATCACCATCTAGTTTTGCCTCATAGTATTTAACTCTTGTGTCTTTAATAATTCCAGTTGCATCTGCTACTCTTGCATCTTCTTTTGCTTTAATATTATCTCTAACTTCTTTAGCCCAGCTTTCTACTTTTTCTAAGTATGCCTCTTTCTCATTTTGTGGGAGACTTGCATAAATTTCTTGAAGATTTGTATTACCACCAAAGGTACCTTTCTCTGCCTCATCATACATATCGATTGCTTGAGTAGCTGTCTCCTGGACATCTGGAGTATCGTAGTATGTACTTAATACATTTTGTTTTTGTTTAATAACTTCTGCATCCCATTTGGTGCTCCAGGTATCAATATCTTTATAACCTTTAATAATTAATTCATTCATCTTAATTTGTTTCTTTTGTTTAAGATGATCATCAATACTTATTGTTTTTTCTTCATCATCAAAGTCATGATATATTTTAATCTTACCCATGTACCCATTAACATCTTTAGCAATTTCATTAATACTTTCTTGGGCATAGTTTGTAACTACAGCAGTTTTAATTTCTTTTGCTCTTTTAATACTATTACTTAAATAACTATTGTAAGAAGAGTGAGCCATAGTCGCTAACTTAGCTTTAACTGTAATAGCTCCTTCTGCATCTATATCTAAGAATGCTTGAGTGTATCCATTAACAATAGCATTTAATCTAGTTTCAAATTGTTCAGATGGCATTTCAAATGTAGTAGCCTCCATCTCAAGATCAGAAATAGCTTTAGATGCTGACATAGCCATATCAGTAGCCATGAAATTAACTTGAGCATTTCTTAAAACTGATTTGTATTTATTAGTTCCTTTAGGAAGTAACTTAGATCTTTCTGTTGGATCTGCATTTAAGTATTGACTTACAGTTAAAGGATTAGACGCAGCATATTCGTATGCAGCAATCTCACTTTCTTTTTCTACTTTACCAATAGCAAATCTTAAAGTTCGATCTATGTTTTGTGCAAGATTAGAATAACCACTAGCCTGGACTTGCTGCTCTTGTCCTAGTGAAACAGTAGGTGAAAAATACTGTGCATTAATTCCTTTGAATACTTGTCTCTTAGCCATTAGAATGGTTCTCCTTGTCCCATAGGAATATCTTTAGAAGTATCAATAACATCGGGTTTAGTTTCAAAACCACCAGCTTGTCCTATAGTTCCTATATCAGTACCCAGGCCAAAGATAGCTCCCATGATCCCAGCTTTCTTAGCTTGTTTACCAGCATTTTTTAAATTACCAAATTCTATTAATCCTAAGTTTTGCATTAGCTCTTGATTAATTAATGCAATAGAAAATTCTTCAGATCCAACTCTTAATGATGCAATCTGAGCAGTAGCAGCAGAACCTTCCATTGGCATAATTCCACTTGCAGCAGCTTTAGCAATCATCTCAGATATACTTTCATTAGTTTCTTGTAAAACTTTAACACCTTGTTCTTTTGCCTCTATTTCTTTTGATTTGTATTTTAATAGAGCCTCATCAGCTTTAGCATCGTAGTATGCTTTTGTAGCCATACCTTGTTGGTATGTTGCATATGCTTTACCTATAGATGATACTACAGCTACTATTGCCCAAGGGTTCATTGTCCTACACTCACTTTAAATTCAACTCCCAATAAAGTAAAAAACAAGGGCTGAGATTGGGAGAATGTCATCTGTCCTCGTCTGTCATAACCTAAAATTGGTTTTCTTCTTTTTAATCCAGTATAGAAATCACCAGCAGTAAAACTAAAATCACTTCCATTCAATGTTAAATTTTGTGTCAAGTACATATTTGCTGTTGCCTCTACTATTCTTTTTTTCTGTGCTAATACATTACCACTAGATAATTTTAATTCCACCGGTAAAGTTTTAATCTCTGTAGTAAAGTCTAATCCTATTTCTACATAAGATGTTGGGACACTATCTAAAGTGATTTGCCCGGAAGATACAGTCTTATCAGATTGCATAAGATCATCAGCAATAACTTTTACAGTTTCACCTTCTAAATGATCTAAACCAGTTACAGTTGTTGATCCAGGTAAAGATGCACCCGTTAATAAAACATTACTGTCTGTTGTATTATCATCATTGAATGCCTCTACATAATAAACAGTAGATCCATTTATAGTTCTTTTTATTACAAAATAAATTTGATCAACATCAACAGCTACTTTTACAAACTCACCATCAACAGTTGATAAAGATGGAGCAATAACATTTTGTCCTCTTAAAATAGAATAAGTTGCAAGAGATCCATCGCTGCCATTAACAATCATTAATAAGTCACCATCATCAGTAGATGTTGCTTTTCTAAGAGCCATGTCAGATGGAGATCTTAATAAGTGAGAAGATAATAAAGAAATATTATTAGAGATATAAGATAACTCCACATCACTAAATAAAAATTCTCTTAATGCTTTACCAGCTCTTTGAATAAATAAAGTACCACTCTCAGCACCAATAGGTTTAATACCTTCTTTGGCCCCTCTTCTTGTTGCTGTACTTACAACTAAGTTGTTTGGAGTAATAGGATCTAGTGATGCCTGAGAAATAAAAAATTCACCTCCTTTAGTAAAGATCTGTAAGTCTCTACCAGCAAACAATCCAGTTATAGCATTAACACTATCAGTTGATAGAGTAGCATCAATAGCATCATCATCTAAAGTTTCTCCAGGATTAAAATCAAAAAACCTTGCAACTCTAGATGCAAAGATTGTATTAGGTCTAGACTTAGATCCACCAAAATATAATCTACCCTGGTGAAAGGTTACAGTTCTTGGCCATCCTTTAGATGAGCTCCAGGCATCTTCATATCCACTTTCAATAAACCAAGATCCAGATGCAATAGCATCCGTATTAAAAAAAGGTATTTCAACAATAGCCTCTACTTCACTTGATGAAACATAACGAGTAATTCTTGCTCTACCTAATCCATCATTAGTCTCAACATACTGACCAACATCACTAGCAGAAAAAGATCCACCACCAGCACTAAGAGTAATATTACCATCTACTTCACTAGGTGTTAGTGAATGACCTCCAGCAGTTGTCGTAATAGTAAATGCATACTGAGGTGTGTAATCAAAAGTAATATTTGTAATTGTCCAAGAGCTATCACTTGCACCTCTAGTAATTTCTACTGGCTGCATATCTTCATGCACTACAATTAATGTATCAGCAGACTGAGCATAATCTAAAGTAGCTAAGTATGAGCTTTGAATTGTAGTAGTTAAATAATCATTACCAGATCCATTAATATTAGTTACTAATTCTTTATCTTTATAAACATACATTCTATTATTAACAAATAACATCATGTAACTTTGAGTAGTTGAAAATTCAAATGGAACCAATCTTACTCCATTTTGAGGATTGGCAGCAGAAGGTATTGTACTAATATATTCTAACCCTGGTCTACGAACAGCACCACCTTGTGGTTGGATTAAAACATTACGAGCTTTATCAAGAGCATTATAATATTGATTAATATCAATCCTAGAATTTAATAATGGATCTAGTTCTCCAGTTGTGAAGTTTGATTGAATTGTTACAGCTCTGCTCATTAGTCTCTAACATCTGTTAATGGGAAATCCACTATTGCGTAATTTGGTTTTCCTCTTCCGTCAATATTAGTTGCTTGTCGAAAATACCCACCCCTTCCATTTTCGCTTTCCGTACCCACAGCTACTTTTCTCCAATAATCAGATTTAGTTATTTGATCTGTTACTGGTTCTGCTAGATGCCATGCCATCATATAAACGAGTAGCTGAACAAAATATGAGGGCATTACTCCTTCTGTAATTGCAGAAGTTATATAATCAACATAAATAGTTTCTTCATTAGTAGCTATAGTTGGACCAGAGCCAGTATATAAAATTTCGTAATTTTGAATTGGTAATATTCTTGTAGAGCTTGAATTATAAACTTGTAATGGTGTACCAGATACAGAAGTAGATGGTAAATCATATTGGTATGACCATTCATTAATAGGTATAGTTGAAGATCTAGAAAGTTGTACTTTTGTTAAAGCAAAGGACCAGGGATATAAAGATAGTGCTTGTCTCTTAACTGTATCATAGATGTTATTACAGATAGTTGATGCATCATTACTTGCATCACTAAAAGACGAAATTGTATCTGAACCCAGTAATATTAATGCTTGGTTACAGATTGAAACATTTGTATCTCCACTTGCCATTTAAATCCTCTAATTTGTGAAGAGGCCCCGAAGGGCCTCCCCAGTATTAGTTATTAGTCTGCGTCTGCAACTGATAGAGCTGTTCCATCAGATACATCAACAACTCCACTTGCGTTACTTAAAACAGTAACTAAAGTAGAAGTTGGTACAGAGCTATCCCATACATGAATTAAATCACCAACTTTTAAAACATCAGAGGCACTATTGAAGTACCCTTCAGTATTAATGTCAGCAATCGCATCAGTACCAGGTGCTGTGTAACTCCACATTTGAGGAGCATTACCAGCTTTAGCTTGACCACCGATTGGTTGTAAGTTGTCTTTAGTATAAGCCATAATTATTCTCCTCTATTAGCTTTCATCACAAGTTATTTTAACGATACCTTCGTCATCAATAGCTACTGCACCAGCAGAGAACATTGAGTTAACTAGGAACGAAGTTTTCTCCGGAACATAGTTAATTTCAGTTTTCTGTGCCATGTTAACAGCCATACCGATTGATGATCTGTGGAACGCATAACAAGTTCTGTCATTAGTTGATAATGGTAGACCTCCTTCGTCTCTGTCTCCTAAAATATAGAAACGGAAACCTAAGAAAGTATTGATCTCACCAGAAACCAAAGCCTTCACAGTTGCGAAATCACCAGAAATTGCTCTCTCATCACCAAGTAACCCAGATAGGTTATTAGCATGAACAACGATATGTCTGTCGTCAAACGGGACATTCTTTGCGTCAAGAGCTTTCTTAGCAGCAATTAGCTTACCAACATTTAAGTTAGAGGCTGCTGCTGATCCAGAAGTCACGACTGTTTTTGCTACAGTTGAAGGTGAAGATGCTGCATCTAACCCATCAATGATAAGTTGATCCATTCTTCTACCGATTGCTTTAGATACTACTTGTACCAATTCTTGTCTTTCATCAAAGTTTACTTTTGCTTGATGGAAGATGTCCGAATACTCAGCAGCATTGTAGTCACTCATAGATGCAGTTACTTGAGAGTAAGTTACATTTAGAGGTGTTACATCTGTCTGAGGGATACGAGCAGTTGCACTTCCTTTCCCTAATTTAGGGAATTTGTAAGTGTTGCCTTGTACACCTTGTCTTAGCCTTACGCAATTAAGAAGAGAACTCTCTCCTTGATATGCTTGTTTTACCTCGGCATCGAACAAAGTTACAAAAGCATTTGTTATTGATTGTGCCATACTTTTATCTCCTTGTTTTTAACACATTAGTTTTACTTAACTTGCAGTTGTCGGGGTAAAGCCCGGCTGACAAAAATGGTGTCTTTGCTCACCAGCCAGAAGGCCATAAAAAATTTGGTTATCTTCGGTTAGAAGAATAGTGTAATTTTAAAAATTTAGCAAGTACCTAAATTAAATTTCTCCATTATTAACTTTACCTGGAAAAGCTCTTGAAAACTGTTCTTCAACTTTTCTTCTAAAGTTTGGATCTGTTTTATATTTAGGATCTGCTACCATTTCATAAAGTTCTTGCTTACTTACAGATCCATCTACATCTGTTGGTGCAGTTGGAATTGTTTGTTCACCATAGTATTTTCTTATTTTATTTAATGCATTGATACCATTAGCTGTTGCAGCAAATACTTTAAATTCATCAAAGTCTTGCTCAGACCATACACCTTTAGAAACTAATCCTTGTCCCCAAGTTTTAATACCATTAATGATTTGGTCTGCATTAGGTCCAAGAGCTTTAGTCTCTTCCTCTAAGTTAATACTATCTTCTTGTTCTTGTTGTTGAGATAATGTTTTAAATGTGTTTACAAGTTTATCAAAAGCACCTTGAGTAGGTTTATTCTCTTTTGCCCAATCTAAAAATTCTTTAGCCAGGACATCATTCTCAATATCAACATCTTCCATTGCAGATAAATCATACTCCGATGGAGCTTTGTGTTTACCCATAGAAAATTGTTTTTGTAATTCTTTATAAGAATGACTTAACTCTTCGATCTTAGCACCAGACTTAGGATCCCAAAATTTATCTTCTATGTATTCTGGTTTTTCTAAAACTTTAGTTTCTTGTTCAGCTTTAGCCTCTTCTACTGTTTGATCTTTATTGTCATCTTCTAAGTGAGGAACAAATGTATCCTCTGGATTAGGAGCTTGTTGCTCTTCTTGTG